GGCCCGCACCTTCCCGGCGATTTTTGATAATGAGTTCACGCTTGCCAGCTTGGGGGGGATGGAGTTGGAAACCACGGTGCCGCAGTTTGAAACCAAAGCGGAAAACGTGGCCGATTTCGTTCGGGGGGAAACTACGGTCACGATACCGGGTATTGATGATCCTTTTACCGTGGAACGTGTGAAGCCTGACGGGACCGGCTGGGCCGTTGTGGAGTTGGTTCCGTGAGTGAGCCCCATCTGTTTAAGGTCCAGGGCGGTGATGTGGATATGGCCGCCCTGGTCAATTCGTGGCTGCCGGACCAAAAGCAATTGCACAACGCGGTCCGTTCCGCCACCCGCAAGACACTGCGTTGGGCGCGAGCTTTGGCCGTGCGGGAAATACGGGCTGAAACCGGGCTCCCGGCGGCAATATTGCGGGATCGGATTATTCTGCGCTTAACCAATAACAAAGACCGGGCGCGGTTGTTCTTTGGCCTTCGTCCGGTTCCTGCCACGCGGTTACATCCTCGCCAAGGTAAAGCCGGGGTTAAAACAAAGGGCGGCGGCCTGTTGTCCAGTGCGTTTCTGGTGGACCTAGGCGCATATGACGGGGTTTTCAAACGGGTGGGGAAAGAGCGTTATCCTTTGGCCTATCAACGCGTGTTTTTTCATAAGCAAGCGGAGCGTGTTATTCGGGGGACAATTATGCCGGGCTGGCGTGATGTCTATTTGAAAAATTTGGAGCAGGAATTGAGATGGCGGACACGTTGACCATTGAAGACATTCATGAGGGCATCAAGGAAGCCTTATCAAAAGCCTTTCCGAGCCTGGAGACGGTGGACGACTACCCCACGGAAGAGGGGAAGATAGCCACCCCTGCGGCATTTCTTAATTTGGCCGCCATTGAGCCGGACGACGAAGGCGACGGGGACGACGGTACCGAGCGCCTTATCAGTACGTTACGCTGGGAACTGTCTTTAGTGCTGGGCAAAGTCCCCACCAAAGAAATTAAGCGTCAAACCCGTGTTATGGCCGCCAATGTGTCCCTTTGGGTAAAAGGTAACCGTTTTGGGCTGCGTGTTCGCCCGGCGGCGTTTATGCGGGCGGAACCAGACGATTTTTCACCGGTTCTGTCCCGCTATGCCCCTTGGGTGGTGGAGTTTGAGCAAACTGTTGCCCTAGGTGAATCCGTTTGGGATGACACCGCCGTGGTGCCTGATGCCATCTATGTGAGCATGGTCCCCTATACCGGCCTGGAACATGTGGATGATTATGTGGAGGTGACCGCATGAGCTACCCTCTTGCTGATCTTGAGCGCCGCCTTGCCAATCTCCTCCGGGTGGGTACTGTGGAAGAAGTAGACCATAACAATGCCCTTGCCCGCGTACAGCTTGGGAACAATCACACCGTTGCCTTGCCGTGGCTGACCCAACGTGCTGGAGGGGACCGGACATGGTGGCCGGTGGAGGTAGGGGAACAAGTGGTGATCCTTTCGCCATCTGGAGACCTGACGCAAGGCATTATCCTGGGTGCGCTTTACAGCGGTGCCGCTTCTGCTCCGTCGTCTTCGGCTGGCGTGTACCGCACCGAGTACAGCGACGGCGCAGTAATCCAGTATGACCGCAATACCCACCAACTGACCGCCGATATTCCCGGCGACGTGTCTGTAACCGCTAACGGGAATATTTCGGCCCAAGCTGGTGGCGATATAACGGCCACTGCCGTCGGGAATATAACCGGCACTGCCGGGGATACGATCAGTCTGGACGCGACCAATATTATTTTATCTGCTGGTTTGATTCGTCTAGCTGGGCCCATGGTGGCCGCTGGCCGGAATGGGGAGTCATACAGCGCGGCATTTTATGGCCCTATTACTCATAAAAATGGGGACTATACCAACGAATCCGGTGATGTGGTGGCCGAGGATATTTCTCTGAAGAAGCACACCCACACCGAGCAGGGCGACCTGGCCGAAACCAGCACACCGAACTAGCTGCAATTGCTCAAACCGCAGTGGTGACGGCTGCGGGCTACGGGTATCCAACCCGTATGCGCGGAATAGAGAATACAACGGGCAAAGCTTTGGAGGGGTTGGACCACCTCAAGCAGTCTTTGCAAACTCTTCTTTCAACCCCCATAGGCTCGCGGGTTATGCGCCGTGACTATGGCAGTAAATTGCCGCGCCTTATTGACGCACCGACGAACCAGACAACTAAGCTGGATGTTTACGCGGCCTCTGCCGAGGCAATCCAGAAATGGGAACCTCGTTTTGATCTTAAAGCCACTTCCGTAGCCTCCTCGGAACCGGGAAAACTCTTTTTGGATTTGAACGGCTACTATCTGCCCGAGGGCAAGGTTATTACTCTTGAAGGGGTGGAGGTGACCGCATGAGCACTTTCTCGTCAATTGACCTCTCCGGCCTGCCCTGCCCGAACGTGGTGGAAGCGCTCGACTTTGAAACGATTTTCGCGGACATGCTCGCAAAGTTGCAGTCCTTGGATGACTCCTTTTCCGCCCTGGTCGAATCCGACCCGGCTTATATTGTCTTGGAGGTGGCCGCATACCGTGAGCTTAACTTGCGCCAACGGGTGAACGACGCGGCTAAAGCCGTGATGCTGGCTTATGCTACCAAAACCGACTTGGACAATCTGGCTGCCTTGGTGCCTATGGAACGTAAGGTTGAAGTGGTAGGCGACGACACTGCCGTACCGCCCACCGAGGACGAAATGGAAGAGGATGATGATTTTCGTTCCCGAGTACAGCTTGCCCCCGAGGGATTCAGCACTGCCGGGCCTGACGGTGCTTATATTTATCACGCCTTGACCGTCTCGGGTGTTTCTTCGGCTTCGGTTGACTCTCCTACCCCCGGATGTGTCGTAGTCCCCATCCTTTCCAATGAGGGGAACGGAACCCCGAGCGCGACTTTGCTGGCCGAGGTCGAAGGGGTCCTGTCCGCAAAGAATATGCGACCGCTGACTGACAATGTTAGTGTGACGGCTGCAACCATCATTGAATACACGGTTGTTGCAACACTGACTCTTGAAGACGGCCCGTCAACCGATACGGTGCTGGCTGAGGCGCAGAGAGCGCTGGAAAGCTATGTGGCCGCGCGTCACGGTATGGGGCTGGCTGTTCCTCTGTCCGGCATCTACAACGCCCTTCACGTTTCCGGCGTGGTGAGCGTTGCCCTTGCATCACCAACCGCAGACATAGCCGTGGAAGAAACAGAGGCGGCTTATTGTACCGGCATTACCGTGTCCGTGGAGGCTGCATAGTGTCTGACTTGCTGCCATCCAATGCCACGGCCCAAGAACGGGCCATGTCCAACGCAACGGCACGCATTGGCGAAATTGATGTCCCCATAAATACTTTGTGGAACCCCAAGACTTGCCCGGAAGCCTTTTTGCCTTGGCTGGCTTGGGCGCTCTCTGTGGATGTTTGGGACGAGTCCTGGAGTGAAAAGCAGAAGCGCGCAACTATAGCGGCGTCTGTCAGCGTTCACCGAATTAAAGGGACGCGTGGAGCCGTTACCGCCGCGCTTGATGCTTTGGGCTATGCCGTAACGCTGGTCGAATGGTTCGAGGATGACCCGGAGGGTGATCCGTATACATTTCGGCTTGTGATCGAGGTGGACGACAGGGGCGTGGACGAAGCTCTGTACACCTCTTTGGTACAGGTGGTGAACCGCACCAAAAACACCCGCTCACATCTTTCAAAAATTTCCGTGGCTGCAAAAAGTTCTGGCACCACGTTTGTGGGCGGCGTTCCCATCCTCGGGGATGTCGTGACCGTATCCCCCTGGTCGATCAGTGAACGGACAAACGAAAGTCCTACTCGCGTGGGCTCGACTGTAGCCGCTTATGACATACTGACCGTTTCGCCTTTGGAGGCATGATGTCCGACGATTCGAAGTATTACAGCATATTAACAAAGATTGGTAAGGCGGAGGTGGCGAACGCCACGGCCCTGGGCAAAACGGTGACCCTGACCAAAATGGCTTTGGGTGACGGTGGCGGGGCGGCAGTTACTCCGACTGAAGACATGGCCGCTTTGACCAATGAGGTCTACCGGGCCGAAATCAACACTTTGGCGGTTGAGAATGACGTCACCATGCGGGCGGAGCTGGTTGTCCCCACGGATGAGGGGGGCTGGTATGTGCGCGAGGTGGGCTTGTTTGACGAAGACGGCCAATTGTTTGCCGTTGCCAGCCTGCCGGAGACCTACAAGCCGGCCTTGTCCCAAGGTGCTGGGCGTGAATTGACCATTATCCTGTTAATGGAAATTTCTGATTCCGAATCTATCACGCTCAAAATAGATCCGACGGTGATACTGGCCACGCGTGGATATGTGGATGACTCCATTGATGCCCATAACAGCGACGAAGATGCCCACGGCGGCCATGCCGCCCTTACCGACAACCCGCACGGTGTGACCATAGCTCAAGCGGCGGCGGCTGGGAATCTCTTGAATAAAGCCATCGAAGAGCCGTCCGCCAGCATCGATGGCGACATAGCCACGGATACCGCCCTGAAGAAACGCAACCGCTTTGCGTGCAAACTTACGGACAACTACGAACTGCCCGTATTGACGCCGCCATTTGAAAGTGAGTGGGTGATTCACATTTATCCCAATGGCAACAATCTGACCCTGGCAAGCGGGTGGTCGGACATGTTGTCCGGCGAACCGGACAGTGACGCGACATTGGTGCGGCTCAATCTGTCGCATGACAGCATCGGCACCACCCTGGTCGTTCAAAATATTACCAAGGGGGCGTAGGGTGTTGACCCCTAAATCCCTCATTGTCTCCGGCGGCAACTGGTTCGGTGACGGTTCGGACGGACATATTCGTATCACCAGCGACGGCGCCGAACAGTCGTTTGACGGTGTAGTTTGGGCGGCCATATCCGGCTGGCAGTCGTCCGACGACACCGTGTTTGTCCCGTCCATCGAGGACGGGGACATGGTGGTGCTCAATGCCGTCACCCTGCAGATCGACGCTGGCATGACCCTGACAACGCTGTATCGTTGCCGGGGGCTGCTCATCTATACTCAGTCTGACCTAACCAACAACGGCACCATATCCATGACGGCAAGGGGATGTAGAGCCAACCCCGCAGACGTCGAGGCCTCGGACGACACGCCCGTGGCTCCCACCGACGGCAACGCCGTGCCCGAGGGCGGTATCGTTATCCGCAGATTGGCGGACGGATACACCGACACTCATACCGATGACACGTTGATGCAGGGGTGTGGGCTGGCCGCAGTTACATCTGAGGCCAATCAGCCCGTTGCCCAGGGTAACGGCATCGTTATCCAGATACCCCGCGTAGGCGGATCGGGCGGCACCTCGCCTACAAGCGGGACTTCCCGCACCGGGCTGACTGGCGGAGCCGTGACGCGCGGTACGGGAGGCGG